CCAAGTCAAGCAATCAACTTTAGAGATTTAATCCCTACTGTTCGTTCTGAAAGTGGTTTGTATGTATTCTACAAAGAAACTGCAACAACTAACAACATTGCTGCTCAAACTGAAGGTTCAAACAAAGGTGAGAACAACTACGCATTAAGCGAAGTGAAAGTAGTTAATGACTACATCGCTGGTTTCTCAACTTTCTCTAAGCAAATGGCTAGAAGTTTACCTTTCTTGAGTACAACTTTACCAAGAATGTTGACTAGAGATTTCTACAAAGCTGAGAACGCTGCTTTCTTTGCAACTGTATCTGCTGCTGCAACTGGTTCTACTACAACTGCTGAGACTGTTGATTTAAAGCAATTAGTTGACTATATTGGCAACCAAAAGAGTGCAAACTTTGTATCTTCTGTTGCTTTAGTAAGCCCTGCACAATTAGGTCGCTTATTGAAAGAAACTATCACTGCTGGTTATTATGCTGGTTCTGGTAGTGTTATCGTTAATCCTAATGGTGGTATGACAATATGGGGAACTCCAGTAATTGCTGCATCTTGGGTAACTGATGATAAGGTTCTTATTTTAGATAACAACTTTGTAGAAAGAATTGAGGTTGAAGGAATGGCTATTGAGTTCTCTTATGAGAATGCAAGTAACTTCCAACAAAATATGGTTACTGCTCGTATTGAGTGTTATGAAGATATTAACTTAATGCAACCAACTTCAGCTATTTATGCTGACTTAGGAAATGTATAGTTCTAATCTTACATAGATATAAAGACCCCTTGCTATTTAGTAGGGGGTTTTTTATTATAAATAATGTAAATTTGTAAAAAAGATATATGGCATATTCTAATTTTATTATAGATTTTACTTTAACCGATATAGGTACTGTGGTTGAACCAGTAACATTAGCAGAGGCTAAATTGTATTGCAGAGTAACTACTTCCGTTGATGATAACCAAATCTCTTTAATGATTAAACAAGCAAGAGAAGCCATTGAAGTAGGTACAGGCTTGAGTTTAATACCTAAGACTGCCGTAGTTTGGTTTACTAATTTTAATGGTGGTTTTAACCTTCCTTATGGACCAGTTAATAGTTTTACTTCATTAATAGATGAAAATAACGATACAATAGTAGCTGCTGATTATACTTTAGTAGGTGGTAAGTTCCCACAATTACAAAGACCTCCTCTTAGGAATTTAAAGGCTACTTATGTGGTTGGATATGCAACTGTCCCTAATGACTTAAAAATTGCTATTTTAGACCAAGTAAGCTACGATTACGAGAATAGAGGATTAGATTCAAATACAGGTATTTGTGAAAAGTCTTGGAAAGCCTGTCAACGCTGGACAAGAATAAGCCCAATATTATGAGATTAGGAAGCAAGAAAGCAAACTATGTTGATGCCAATACTATGTACTCGGAAATAGGCTTGTATGTGCCTACAAGGACTACTGATGGGCAAGGTGGGTACACGACTACCTTTGCCTTGCAAGAAGTTGTATTTGGCGATTTTAGACCTATGGATGAGAATAGAGCCTTACTAGAAGCAGAGTTAAGTTTTACTCGTATGGCTAAGTTATATATCAGGTACGATGTAACAATCAATAATAACTACCAAATACAGGCAGAAGGAGAGATGTACACAATACATTCAATTAAGGATGTAGAGAATCAGTTTAGATTTTACGAAATAATAATGTACGCATAATGGCAGGGATATTTTTTAATGTTACTGAGTTTGATGAGGCAATAATTAAGTTAGAAAGCCTAACTCAAAAACTTAAAAATCAAATTATTGATGAAACAAATGCATCTGCATTAAAGATTCAATCAGAAGCTAAAAAGAATGCTCCTGCTAACTTTGGAACATTAAGAGGTTCAATACATTTAAAAGAAGAAGGGGGAATAGATAAGAAGGTTTACATAGTTGGTTCGGATTTATCCTATGCACCTTATGTAGAGTTCGGCACAGGAGGGAAGGTTAATACTCAAGGATATAATGAATTTGCTAATACCTTTAAAGGTAAGACTGGTGGTACATTTCAAGATATGATAAAAGCATTGGTATTGTGGGTAAAGAGAAAAGGTTTAGTAGGAGTATCAAAAGGCAAAAAAGGTTCAAATAAACAATATGAATCAGCAGCTTATGCAATAGCATTAAGCATATTAAGGAAAGGAATTAGACCACAACCTTATTTAATACCTGCTTATGAGACTGAAGTTTCATTACTAAAAAATAAAATTAAAAATATAGTAAATGCTCAATCCTAACATAGAAATAAAGAAGTGGTTTTATACCGAATTAGTTAGTGCTACTAGCTTAGGTGTTTACGATGGTTTTGCTCCAGATGGAGTAGGCAATGAATACATTATTTTAGATGGCAGAAGTTCAAGCCAAGAACAAGGCAAAGCAGGTTATACAAATGCTATCACAATCATAGTTGACATTGTTACAAAAAATGCTAACTTTGGCTATAAACGAGCTGAAGAAATAAGCAATTTAGTGTTGGCTGACATAAATTCGGATACTACAATTACTTTAAGCAACGGATTTACTTCCTCTGCTTTAAGTGTTCAAAGTGTTAGAAATTTAGATGGCTTAAACCCTATTGATAATGTCTTTAGAACGATTATAACATATAATATAATAATAACTCAAAATTAAATAAAATGGCAGAAACAAAAGTATCAGCAAGGGACTATATCCTATTAGCTGACATAGACAACGATGCGACTTTCAAACCAGTTGCTTGTCTTACAACTAACTCAATGACATCAACTGTTAACACTATTGATGCAACTTCAAAATGTGGAGACCAATATCAAGCTGGTCCTTCATTTACTCAGTCTTTCAAAGGCGATGGTTTTGCAATTGATGAAACAGGAAGTCCAAGTAAGGATTCTTACCAACAATTGTATGCTGCTCACGCTGCAAAAACTGCTTTTAATATGAAGATGGGTAAAGCAACTCCAACATCTGGAGATGTTTTCTATTCAGGTCAAGTATTTATTAGCGATTTTGAAGTAAATGCTGCTGATAAAGATGATGTTAAATTTACTGCGACTTTCGTAGTTACTTTACCACCATTAACACAAACTGAACAAGCGTAAATCAATAACCTATGTTTGAATTAAGACTAAACAACAACACAATTCAATTAAAATGGGGTACTTGGTCAATGCGTGAATTTTGTAACGAACGAAATATCACAATAGACAAATACTTTGAAGTTTTAGGTAGTAATCAATTTGATTTAGATATTATTGTTAAATTAATACATATCGGTTATAAATCGGCTTGTATTAGTAATAAACAGGAGATTGAATTTACTGAAAACGATGTTTGCGATTGGATAGATGAAATAGGCTCAATTTTTCAAGCTGAAGGGCAAGTACTAGCTTACTTAAAGTATATTGTGCAAAACACAGTAACGGCAGTTCAAGGTACTCCTAAAGAAGAAAAAAAAAAGTCTAACAAGGCTAAATTGGGATGATATTTTAGTTAAGGCTGCTGAATGTAATATAAGACCAAACGAGTTTTGGGATATGACTTGGAAAGACTTTTCTATTATCGTAATGGGTAAAGAAAGACAAGAGTTAAACGAATGGGCAAGGACTAGAAACCTTGCCTATATTGTATATTTAAGTAACACTACTGAAAAATCTCCTAAATCAATTAAGGCATTTTGGAGCATACCAGCAATTGATGATTTAGATATTGAAGAAGAAAAGGTAATGTTAACAAATGACCAATTGGCAAGGACATTAAAATTGTACGGAGTAAATTAAAATAAGATGGCAGAGAATATTGGTTTTAATGTAAAAGTTGGAATGGATGTTGCAGAGATACAATCTGAACTGCAAAAAGCTGAAAACCAACTTAGACAATTTCAGGCACAATTAAAAAAGTCTACCAATACTATTGAGATTAATATGCTCAATAGAGAAATTGCTGCTTTAAATCCGCAAATATTAGCTTACGGACAAGCGTTACAAAAAGTAGGTAAACCAGTTGGTGATGCTTCTCAATCTCTAATAAACTTCTCTAGAATTGCTCAAGATGCTCCTTATGGTATAATGGGTGTTGCGAATAACTTAAACCCTATGGTTGAGTCATTCCAAAGATTAGCAAAAACTGAAGGTGGTACAAAAAAGGCATTACAAGCAATGCTTTCTGGATTAACTGGTCCTGCTGGTATTGGTGTTGCAATTGGAGTAGTTTCTTCTTTAGCAGTTACATTTAGTAAAGAAATAGTAGCATTTTTTAAAGGACCAACTGCTGAACTAGAAAAGTTTAGAGAAGAATTAAATAAAGTTGCTCAAGAAATTTATAAATTAATTGGACAAGAGCAAACTAAAAGAACTAAGGGAATATTATTAGTTGAACTTATTACTGGTGGAAATAAAACACAAAGAGAAGAAGCATTAAAGCAATTACAAGATTTATATAATAAAAGTGATGCAATTAAAAATGCAAAACTAGGTAAAGACAAGGCTTACTATACTACTTTAGTAAACCAAGCAGCAATGCAAAATAGTGCAGTAGCTAATGAAAAAAATAATGCTGCACAATTAGATAAATTATATGAAGACCAATTAAAAAATAATAAAAAAAGAAATGATGCTTTAGCATTAGTTACTGGTCCAAAAAAAATGATTGAATATGGACATTCTCATGTAAGGAGTATTCAATATCAAAAAGATAAAATAAATGAACAATACGATGTATTAGGAAATGACATAAAAAACAAAATTGCTACATTAGAAGCTAACACTTTTAAACAATTAGCACAAATTACTTTAACTCCTACTGCGGATTCGGTAAAAAAGAAAGGTGAAAAAACAATTGATGCTTTAGAAGAATTTAGAAAAGAACAAGAATTTGAATTACATAAACAATATTTAGATAGGCTTAAGTATAAACAATTATTTGAACAACTTGATGCATCTCCAATATTAACTTATGGTACTAAAGAAGCAATACAAGATAGAAAAGAAAATAGAAAAGAAAGAGTAAAAGATGTTACTGCTAAAGATAATAGCGTAGGAGAATTTTTAGCTAAAGATGCTGCAAAAAGAGCAAGGGAATATCAAATTGAAGATGATAAAGTAAAGGGTTTAGCTAAGTCTTATGAGAACTTTGCAAATATGTTAGCTAGTGATGTAACAAATGGTTTAATGAATGTTTTTACTGCATTAGAGGAAGGTAAAAATCCTTTAGATGCTATTGGTCAAATGTTTCTTAATATAGCTAAAAACATAGCTGCTGCTATTATACAGGCTACTATTTTTCAAGCTATTCTTACTGCATTCCCAGAACTTAGAGCAGTATTTAAAGCAAGTGGTGTTTTAACAAGTGCATTTGGTTATTCTGGTCCAAGAGCAACAGGTGGTATCACAAACGGACCTTCAATGGCTTTAGTAGGAGAAGCTGGACCAGAGGCAATTATGCCTTTAAGTAAATTGAGTAACTTCTTGAATACATCTTTCAATGCAGGTGCTATGAGTAGTGGTGGAACAGGAAATGGCAGTCAGTTTGTATTAAGAGGACAAGATTTACTTCTTTCAATTAATAGAGCGCAAAAGGCATCAAATCTTAAAGGACAAAATATTAGTTTAGGATAATGGCATACGGATTAAGATATACAATACCACAAGAATTAAGAGATAATACAAATCTTGTAGCAAAAATATATGAAGAAGGTTATGTTGGTTCTTCTTATGAATATACTGCTACATCAATAAATATACAACCAAACTCTGCTGATGAGGATGCTTTAGCTTGTGTAATATCAACTCAATTAAATATTTCATTTATATTAAATAGCGAGGATGATTATACTAATTTTCCTGACTTATTAAATTTTAATGATACTAAATATTATGTTGAATTAACATTAAATAATGTAATAAAATGGAGAGGTTATTTATTTAATGATTATGTAGATGTAACATTTACAACAGGA